GGTATCAGCGACCTTTTTACAGGCCAAAAAAAACCTCTCAATTAAGAGAGGCCATAGGTTTAATATTTATTTGCTCTTACATACATGATCCCAATGAAAGACCACATCTGTAAGAGACGCATCTGATTTATATCCTGCCATATACATGGCATCTTCTATTGTATTGCCTTGTTTAAGATAGTAATTAAGCGCATCATTTTTCCTTTGGTCATTATGTAACGCCCTTTGTTCATGCACTAGCCTATCAAAACCGTTCATGATTTCCTCTATGTCCTGAATATCCAGATCAAACAATTCATCTCTCATATCACCTATGCTCATAATATATTACTCCAAAAAAAGCCTCTCAATTAAGAGAGGCTATGATTGATTTAAAGATATTGGGTTGATCACCCAACCGTCGCTCTTGTATAGTCCTATTGCGCACTAGATCACGTCGTAACGTGTCTATGTTAAAATCTAGATCTATACCTATATCACCTGAGCGTTGGATTGTATCCAGTGCATCTATCGCTCTGTTTATATTGGCTATCATTGTTGATGGTTTCATATGTTACTCCAAGTAAGCGGGCCATCCTTGGCCCTGTTAGATTAGTGTGTAATCTGTTGAGTGAATATTTCAATCATACTGCGTAGTAACTCCCTGCTATCGTTGGAGTCCTTCACTGGGGCATTGCCTTCGATGTAGGTCTGTAAGTCGCGTATCTTCTTACATATCTTGGCGTTGACCACGTTGGCATCATCGACCACCTTATCACCAGTCTTAGGTGTCTGAGGCGCTTTGGTGGTAGCCTTGGACTGGCTAGCCCTGTAATCATCATCCAACCGCAACCGCATAGCTTTCCTGTCATCGGTGATCTTCTTATTTAGATCAGTCCTTAGCTTGTTCTTCTTAGCTATCTGATCTTCACTTAGCGCCTTGTTGGGTGTGGCGTATAGCTTAGGTGCCCATGCTCCAAACCCCTTGCGCCGTGCCGCGAATAGCGCCTCTCTCAACTCTGGGGTGGCTGTCGATCCCTCGGCGTTAACTGGCAACCAGTCGGTCCAGAACATCCCATCCGACACGCACTGATCATATGCCGCCTGTGCCGCCTTGCGTGCGCTTTCTTCACCTTTGGTAGCCGTGGCTAATAATGTAGCGGCCTTGGGTGTAAACCGTGTAGGTACTGCTTTAGCTTCATTAATGTTTTTCATGTTGATGTTTCCATATAGTCTAGGTTTTAAAGTGGGCACCTAGTAAGCCTTGGTGTATCAAGATCGCTGTCTTGATGTGCACATAGTAACAAGTCTGTGTAAGAATACAATAGATGTACTATAGATGTATACATATGTATACAATAGGGTACAGATAGCCAGCCAATAGCACGTTTCCCCAGATCGCAAGGGGTACAGGGGGGGTATACACCCCTACAGCAGGACGGAGTCCCACCGCTCTATATATTACTAATTTACACGAATTATTCGTATTTTCCTGAGTTCGGTACCCCCACCCCCCTTCTTGAGGCCGTTCCCCCCGCCTTGTTTTAGAAAGACTAGTAAAAAAAATTTTATTATGGTACAAATGCACCTCCGGTGAATAACCTGCGACTATAATATGACGATTAAAATCGAACCAGAGATTGGGGTTCCGCTATTTGATGACGATCCTGCGGTGGACTTGACTGTCCGTGCGCAAGCAGCAAGAACAACAGCCTTAGAGCTAGCAGAACACGGGTTAGAATTGAAGCCCAATAAAGAAGATGAAGACGTGGCCGCTAAAATTGCCTTAGCGTACGCTGACGACCCCGAAAAAACATCCCAAAAAGCCACACCCAAGCGAATGTCTACCCTAACACCTGCATCTTTGGTGTTAACAGGGAACATCCTCACAGAATTTGGTGCCTCAGTAGTCGAGTCTGCTGTGACAGTACGGCACCTAGTGACCAATAAGCTGATCTTAGAGACAGAGAACCCCGATCCACGCGTTCGTATCCGAGCGTTGGAGCTACTAGGTAAGATTTCAGACGTAGGGTTGTTCTCTGAGAAGTCTGAAGTGACTGTTACACACCAGTCAACGGATGATCTGAAGGCAAAACTGCGTAGGAAGCTAGAGAAGCTAGTGAATCCTGTCGAGGAGATAGTTCTGGACGGGGAGATTATAGACTTAGACGTTGAGTTGGGGATATCTGCGAGTGAGTAGTGTAGCTACGGACTTTACGCAGGACGAAATCCAGCATATGTTGGACAATATAGACAGTTTTAGCCCCGACGAAGTGGTAGAGATAGAAAGACTCGTAGATGAGCTAGATATTAGGCGCAAAAACAAGCTATCGTACGATGATCTGATAGAATTTTGTAAAGCTATGATGCCTGACTTCATTGTAGGTAAGCATCACCGCATTCTAGCCAACCTTTTGATGGAGGTTGAGCTTGGAGACAAGGATAGAGCTTGTGTAAACATCCCACCTAGGCATGGTAAGTCCCAATTAGTGTCTATTTTCTATCCCGCGTGGTATTTAGGGCGTAACCCCACCAAAAAAGTGATGATGGTGTCGCACACAACCGATCTTGCCGTAGATTTTGGCCGTAAAGTGCGTAATATCATCGCTAGTGAGGCTTATAGGAGTATATTTCCTACGGTAAAGCTAGCCAGTGACTCTAAATCAGCAGGTCGATGGAGTACTAACACAGGTGGAGAGTACTACGCTTGTGGTGTTGGCTCCGCACTAGCAGGTCGTGGTGCCCACTTGTTACTCGTAGATGATCCACATTCTGAGCAAGACGTTATTAATGGTAACTTCTCTGTGTTTGAGAAAGCCTACGAATGGTTCACATTCGGTGCTCGTACTCGACTAATGCCGGGGGGTAGTATAGCTATTATCCAGACTCGGTGGCATATGGACGACCTGACAGGCCGTGTAGTCAAGGATATGGCTAATAACGAGCGAGCAGATCAGTATGAAGTTATAGAATTTCCTGCTATCCTGCATGTGGACGACCCAGATACAGGCAAGCCTGTAGATAAACCCCTGTGGCCTGAGTTTTTTGATATAGAAGCCCTGTTACGTACTAAAGCGTCTATGCCCGTGTTCCAGTGGAACGCACAGTACCAACAACAACCGACTGCTGAAGAAGCTGCTATAGTTAAACGTGAGTGGTGGAACGAGTGGGAGAAGGACGATCCTCCTTCTTGTGAGTATGTAATAATGTCCTTGGACTCCGCAGCAGAAAAGCACAACCGCGCTGACTATACAGCACTGACTACATGGGGTGTGTTTCTTAATGAGGAGACTTCAGCGTATAATATTATTTTACTTAATAGTATTAAGGAGAGATTAGAGTTTCCAGAGCTTAAAGAGCTAGCTATGGAGCAGTACACAGATTGGGAACCAGACGCGTTTATTGTGGAGAAGAAGAGTTCCGGTGTTGCATTATACCAAGAAATGCGACGAATGGGCCTACTTGTACAAGAATATACCCCTCATAGAGGTTCTGGTGATAAACTAGCGCGATTAAACTCTGTATCTGATATTGTAGCATCTGGATTGTGTTGGGTTCCACAAACTCGTTGGGCAGAGGAAGTAGTTGAAGAGATCGCTGGCTTCCCGTTTATGAGTAACGATGACTTGGTGGATTCTACGGTTATGGCACTTATGCGGTTCCGACAAGGTGGCTTTATACGCCTACCTTCCGATGAGCCAGAAGAGATTAAATACTTTAAACAACGCGGTAGCGGGTTTTATTAAGAGGTTAGATCATGGCAATTGAGAAAGGTATATACGCCGCCCCCAAGGGTATAGAAGAAGACATAGAAGAAGGTATGGAAGGTGAGCTAGTCGAGCAAGCACTAGAGATCGACATCGTTAATCCTGATATGGTTACTCTAGATGATGGTAGCGTGGAGATAACAATAATACCTGACGCTTCGGATGCCGATCTTACGGAGTTTGACGTTAATTTAGTGGAAGTATTAGATGAATCACTTGTAAACGAGTTAGCAGGTGAGTTGTTAGAAATGGTAGATTCTGACGTAGATAGCCGAAAAGAGTGGGCTGACACGTACGTTAAGGGTCTAGATATCCTAGGATTCAAGTACGAAGAGCGTACTACTCCTTGGGAAGGCGCTTGTGGCGTTAATTCTACAGTGCTAGCAGAAGCAGCTATTCGTTTCCAAGCAGAGACCATGAGTGAGACGTTCCCCGCAGCAGGGCCAGTTAAAGTAAAAATTCTTGGAGAAGAAACAAAAGAAAAAGAAGAAGCGGCAGAACGTGTAAAAGCCGACATGAACTACGAACTAACCGAGAACATGGTTGAGTATCGCCCAGAACACGAGCGTATGCTGTATAGCCTAGGACTCGCAGGATCAGCGTTTAAAAAGGTTTATTTTGATCCTAACATAGGTAGACAAACAGCTATCTATATCCCAGCAGAAGACGTTATCGTGCCTTACGGGGCGTCTAATATTGAGTCCGCAGAACGTGTTACCCATGTAATGCGTAAAACTAAAAATGATATACGTAAGCTACAAGTAAGTGGTTTTTATTCCGGTATTGAACTTGGTGATCCTGTAGCATTTCACACTGATATTGAGAAGCGTAAAGCCGAAGAAGGTGGTTATTCAATCACCGACGATGAGCGATATACTATATATGAAATCCATGCTGACCTTATAATAGAAGGTGTTGATGACGAAGATGGTATTGCCAGACCTTATATTGTAACTATTGAGCGTGGTACTGAAGAAGTACTATCTGTACGCCGTAACTGGAACGAAGACGATGACCTAACATTAAAGCGTCAGCACTTCGTACATTACGTATATGTGCCCGGATTTGGCTTCTACGGCCTTGGACTGATCCACATCATTGGTGGTTATGCTA